TAGCAAGCCCTATTTCTGTATGAACATTGTCAGCTATAGATTGTAATTCATCTAGCTCTGTATTCATTGCAGTTAAAGCAGTTGTTATATCTGAATTACCAGATGCTTTATTTGCCAATAAATTTTGCAATGATTTTATAGATGCATATAAAGGAACCAGGTATTCAGCCTCATCAGGAAATGCTGATATTGCTGAATCTCCATAAGCTACAGATGGGTATTGAACTTCAGAATAAACTGAAGACCCACTGCTTGGAGCCACATCTAATGTGTTATTCTTTATATAATATATAGGGTCTGTAGTTGTTGCAGCATTCATATCTCCAGAATCTAAAGACCTGCCAACTAAGTTAGGAGATATATATCTACACGGCTGCGCAATGCTCCCATCACTTCTTGTAACGTATAATATTTTTCCAGTATTTAATGTTTGAGGAGTTCCAGATGTAAACGATTGTTCACTTGTACATAAAGATAATAAGTTCTCAGGGAGAACATTAATTACTTCTTTTGCTCCATCAGTTAAAAACTGCGTTAATTCTGTTTGAGTAGGCGCACTACTCCCATCTATTGAAAGACTAGTAAGTGCTTCTACTTGTGCTTCAAAAGTAGCCATATATTACTTCTTCCTTCTTTTCTTTGAAGGCTTTTTCTTTTTCTTTTTCTTTGGCGGTCTTCCGACTTTACTGCCATAAGTTCCTTTACCGTAAGGCATTTATTTTTTCCTTCCAAAATTTTTCTTGCATACCACTTCTTTCTTTCATCATATTATTCATATGAGTTTCTGAGTCTATGGTAGAAAACTCAATATCACTTCTCCTGCCAATATCGCTACCCATATACATATTGGTAGTAAACGCACTTTCGTTTGCACGTTTTCCACAGTCCTTACAATAGAACCATCCTTCTTCATTTGGATATTTACAATGTTGACATTTCATAATTCTTTATGGATTTCGGGAGTTACCTTTTATTGATAACTCCCACAGTTCCATACTGTCAATCCTTATTAATTCGGATTATGAAGTTTGAATACCATTATTGATACCAGAAAGAGAACTACCAACATATTCACCAGCAGTGAACATGAGTTCAACGTAGTCACCTTTTTGAGCAGTTGTATCCAGTATTACATTAGATACCTGAGTACCTGCTGTAGATACACCTGCGTCTCCGCCAGCATCCTTTGATACTAAACTAATAATAGCGCTACCAGCTGCTATAGTAATGTCAGCAGTTGGAGTCTCTTCTTCAACAATAAATTTGAAGTTACATCCATCTTCGCCAGAACTAGCAGTTGGCAATGTTATACTATAAGCGCCTCCAGATGATTCGCACATAAATACCTTACCACTATCATCGTTAGTAAGGGTTATTGCAGCACCTATATATTGGACTTTATTTTTCCATCCAAATGCTGAAGCACTATTTTCATTTATATAATCAGCTCGCATTTTATACTCCTTCTAAGTGTAAGAGGTAATGAGTCTCTGGTAGAGAAACTTCAAGACCAGCTTCTGTTAGAATCATATCCTTACGAAGGTCTTCATCAGAAGATTGAACATTCGTAATGATGTGCGTATCACGATTAACACCATTTCCAACAAGCGGTCTATAAGATACGTGGTCAAGGTCTACAAGCTGTAAAAAGCCTGAAGCAAATCCACGGAACAGAGGTTCTTTTACAAGAGCCATGCTACCATGAATAGTATCAACCATCATAACTTTATGTCCAAAGCTTCCTTCTTTTTCTGACATGTTGTATCTTAGATTAGATACATCATTAACAGCAGTTGAAGTGCCAGACATCATAGAGCGATTTACAAAGAAATCAGCACCTAGCTTATTAAAAAATGTAATTACTGGTAGACTTGCTAAAGCTAGTTTAGACTGACTACCACCACGAGCAGGGTCATAAACAACTTCGAAGTCACTAAGCAGTCTGTCATATGTCAATTCGCTTGTGGCTGAACTTCTAAAATAAGGAGCACCAGAAGAATAAGACAGAGCACTGTCGTCTACTACTGCTGTTCCATTTTTTATAATGTGACCAGATATTCCTTCAGAATACTGGATGCCACTTTGACTTGCACGTTGACCAAAAAGCATAGCTCTTTCGATGTCAATTTTATGTTCCCTTAGCTTTAGGTTCCAAATGCGTTGCCATTCATCTGCGTATCCACGATAACGAGTTGCACGAGCAGTATTGGACATTTCACAAGCTGTCTTAAAGATCTGGGTATAACCATAATCATTATCTAGCTCTTCTGACCATACATCTGGAGAGCCACTGCCCTCTGCGTATGATGTACCAATTACTGTACACTTAGCGTTATCTGCACCTGTTTCAGCACCGTCAACAGCTGAAATAGTTCTTCCACTAAAAGAAGAAGTACTACCAGCATCTGTAATGCCACTTTCGATTCGCACGATTATTGTCTCTGGTGAGTTATTCTCTGAATAACCTACTGCAAAAACCATTCCTTTGACAAGCCAATCTACGCTTGCACCACCTGAAGTATCAACTGAATAAGTTAAAGTACTACCAGCAGCAGGTATCGAATGTGAACCTGCGAGCAAGAATGAGCGGTCTGTCATGGAGACCTTAGTTCTATCTTCTAAGAATCGGAACTGTGGGTCGTCCGTTGGAACTTTTGCTACTTTAGACAAATAAACAAAGAATGGGGATTCATCTGGCGCCAATTCTGCTACACGGTCGCTGAAATTAAACAGCCGCCTTGATGGGATAGTACTATCAATGACCGCACCTGGGTCACCGACATTGACTATACCTGAATTGTATGTTGCCATTTTAAAACTCCTATTGTTTTATTTATAATACGTTACTTCTACTATTTGCGCCCATAACACCCTTCCAGATATCTTCTATCTCATCTGGCTTTTTACCCTCGCCACCTTGCAGTACTCCTGCAGATTGCGGCATAGCTTGAGTTCTTTTTGCAGCTTCTAGATTTTCGCCACCTTGATTTTCAGGAACATTTCTGTGCCTTTTATAAACATCAACTAGCATTTCTAACGGCACATCCTGTCTTGGTTGTGTCGCAAACTGTATAAAGTCATCAACTTGCTTCGGGTCATTCATACCATACTTAGAAGACAATTCTCCTTTGAGGTTATTTACCGCAACAGTTTCTTGTATACCTTTCATCTGTTCTGTAACAGCTTGGTTTACAAGATTCTTTTGTTCCCGTACTCTCATCTCGTAAGATGCAGAGCCAGGTTTATAGTAGGCTTCCCATGGGTCGAATGAGTTCTCGTCAAGAGGTTGCTCTTGCTTTTGAGGTTGCTCATTCACAACTTGTTCACCACTCAGAGTTTTTTTCATTGCTTCCACGACATCTGGTCTTTCTTTAAGCATATTGCCAAGTTTTTCAAGCTTCTTAAGCTCTCCAACCTCGGAATTCAACTTATCGAAGTCTGCTGATTTCTTGTCATACATAGATTGAAACTTTTTAGCTTCACTATCTTGACCAGAATCAGGAGATTCCATTTGCATATCGTTTGGCTCCTGAAAAGGCTCTGGGACTACGTCCTGTTGAGCGGTTTCTTCTTGTCTAAGGTTTTCTTCCATTATAAACTCCTTGATTTCTTTTAATTATTAGCTTCACCCTTTCGGATGTCTTTAAAAGCAGAACCAGTATGTTCCTCAAACGTCCTTTCGGACACCCTTCCTACTTTCTTTTTGCATCTTCTTTCGCAATACCCTCTTGTGCATCAACAACATTTTTCAACTTGTCAAGTTTTACCTTACTGTCAAACTTGACATCGGTAAGTATGTCTTTTAGCTCAGACTTAAATTTAGTTGCTTCGACCTGCTTGCGAGAATGAACATTCTCACGTTGGGCAGTTTGCAAATCTCCGCTTAAGTCTTTTAATTGCTTCTCAAGTTGCTGAATGTATCTCTGCATTTGGGCCATCTGCCCTTTGCGTTGTAAGACACCTTCTTTGTCAAAAATCTCTGATTTTTTCAAGACCTCGACATCATCTACCAGACCCATTTTAAACGCCTCAAGATACATCTGATACTCAGCTACCCTGTTTGACGGTAAAGTTGAACCTGATATTATTCTCACGTCATGCTGACCAATAGTAATATCATTTTCTATTGTCTGCAATTCACGAGTTTTATCATCGTACATCTTAGTATTAACTGTAAATTCAGTTAAATCATTATTAGGCTGTACGATTCTAAAAGTTTTTTGGTAACTATAATGACCTTTTGCCAAGTTATAGATACACATACCTAATCTATTTAGACTTCCCTCTATATCCCTTAATTTAGATTTTCCTCTGGATTCTCCCATTTCTGAAAGCATAGCAGTTCCCCTGACTGTATCAGGCGCTCCTTCCTTAAAGCCTTGCATTAGCTCTGGAATACCAAAACTTAAATCTATGTAATGCTCTACTCTATCTATTAATGCGTAAAACTCTCCAGCTAATGATTGTGGGGCAGGGAAATGCGGTTGTCCAAATTCCGGGTTATAAGGGATGACTGCATTAGGGTTAGCCCAGTCTTTTTCCAACTGCCCCAAATCATCTACGCTACCCTCCGGAACGAGTAGCTTCAAGCCAGCAGAGGCTTGAGCATGAGAGAGAGTGAGAGAGAAAAGCTTATTTAATAATCTCTGAGAATCCTTTACCTTGGATACATCAGACTTAGGATATGGAGTGTTAGTCCATATATTAGGAACTGGTACAATTGGAAAACAATCAGTGTTTAATATATTTTCATATAATAAAACATCCCCAACTGTACAAGTTATTTTAATTCTTGTTTGCGGAACTTCTACTAAATCTATCATACCGTTTTCTATAATTTCAGCATTTTGCTCTATAAATTGCATATACTGCTCTTCGTCTATGATAGACTCCTGTCCATCCATTCTGTTAAATATTCTATAAAAAGGAACTTTAACCTTTGTAAACCTCTCTAAGACCCTATATCTTTCAACTCTACTTATATCTCTACTAACAACTTCATCAGGAGTAAATGACTGAGAAGAGTTTTTCATTTGAGAAGATGGATAATCTTCTTCATATGTCATAGATTCTATATCATCTATCTTATCTATTAAAGTAGGATATAAGTTTAATAACTGGTCTTTGGTGAGGATTGTAGATAACATCATGCCAGCTGCATCATCAAAATATCTATTCCTAGATGCTGGGTCTACGTAAACTCTAAATGGGTCTACATAAGTGAATTTAACCTCGCCCCTCCCATAATCTGCCTCTGGGTCAATATAGGCATAAAAATATCCAAGCCCAGTTGTTGCATAATCATGCACTGCTTGCTTGAATTGGGTATCACCATCTGAGATATCCCAGATGTACTCTAGTATAACACGCCATACTAGGGCGAGTCTGTTATCAGAATCTTCTCGACCTATAGCGCTGAACTTGGGAGAACGAGAAGATAACAGAGATTTAAGTTTTTCAATAGCAGCATATACTCTGTCAATGACAAAATCAGCTTGGCCAACAGACTGTAAAGCTTGCGACTCGTCATTAGTATAATGGTTTCCGAGAAAGAAATCTATAGAATCTCTTGCCTCAGTATCCCAATCTACCCTACTATCTCTCCACAGTCTCCATAATTGTTTATTAACTTCAGCAGGATTTTTTTCCTGCTGTTCAATTTCTTGTATACTAGAAATAACTACACCCTCGTATTAAGTTAAATATTTTAGTAAGTAATTTACTATTAAAATCCTCTAAATGCAAGTCTTTTTTTAAAAAAATTATATTTTTTGCCCAGTTACCCAAGATATAACGTTTTTAGCAGTTAATTTCTTTTCTTTTTTTTCAATGTAATTATCGAACTCATCAGCGTCAAATCGCCTACTAAGTGGAGCTCTAGCGTGTACAAGGGCATACCAAAGTCCATCTAGTAAGTCATCATTCTTACCCTTAGGAAACTGAAACATTTCGTCAACTAAATCTTGATGCTTTCTTTTTATATGCATTTTACCTCTGTTTACTATTGGAGCGACCAATGATTCCAACCTGTCTTCTTTTTTTATTCCAGCAGGTGGCCTAACTCCCTTTGCTATTCCAGGCATCATTTTTCTATCAGATCCTGAAAGTTGATTAACAGCATCCTTTATAATGCCCTGAGCGCCTACAAGCTCTACATTTGCTCTTTTAATAGGCATATATTCTTTAGCATAGCTTAATATTTCTGACGGCATTTCATACAAAGGAACTCTTTCTCTAAAATAATCTATAACATAAACATTTTTATCACTATCCATGCCTGCAACCATAATAACTTGATAGTCACTTCTTTCATTAGCCTCATAAGCTAAGTCAACTCCTATATAAACATTTATAGGAATAGCATCTTTTTTATCCATTATGTAAGCAAAATTGCCTTTAGATACAAATTCACCATCATAGTTAATTAATCTATCAACTTTAAACTTAGCATTCTCTAAATCCCTAGCTTCATTTAAATATTCTTGAGCAAACTTATGAGTTAGCCCAACGTCCTGAAATCTTCTTCTTATTTCATTTAATTTTTTTACTGGGAAATAATTTGGCCACAGAGCGACTCCATTATCAACAGCTTTATGAAATATTACTTTCCAAGCATATTCTCTTTTATCTTTTTTAGCATCTTCGTATCCATCATATATACCTTGAAGAAATGAATCAAAATGCACAATTGTGCCTATAAGCCAGATTGAACCTTCATTTCCCCTTGAATTTTCAAGAGCAGGCTCTACAGTTGACATAACCCATTCTTTAATTTCTCGCCGCCTATCTGGAGTCTTTGTATTTAATTCAGATTCAAAGTCATCAAGGATAATATTAGTATATCTTAATCCCAGCTGAGAACGACCACGAAGCCTCTGGCTCGTGCCTTTTGCTATAATTCTATCACCCTTACTAGTAGTAAATTCCTTCTCAGTCCACTTGGAACCCTGCAAGTCGCCAAAGTAATAATTAAGAGCAGGATTAATTTCTATATGATTTTGAATATATTTTATATGGTCAACTGCCTGAGATTGTTCTTCTGCTACCCAAGCTATAAATTCTTTTTTACCTTCTGGATTAAAATAAAGCTTATGCATAAGAGCAGCTTTGGCTAATGTACTTTTACCGTGACCACGAGGCAATATAATACAAACTCTCTTCTCATCATTATTTAGCAATACGTTACTTAATTCGTATTGGTAAGGAGCTGGCTGAGACTTCATAAAGTCTTCAGGTAAAAATAGTTGACCGAAGGTAACTATATCCCTTCTAGCCATTTCTAATACTTTCTCCTTCTCTTTAAGATTGGGAGATATTATATTAAATTCAGCATCTTTTTTGTCTTTTTGTTTAGCCAATCTTGCTCCGGAACTTCTTCAAATACTAATTTATTCTGCATTAATAAAGGCCCTGCTATATA